ACGTCTCGCGCATCGTGACGGTGGGCGACGTGATCGAGACGGCCGAGCCCGAGGTGATCGAAGTCGTGTTGAAGTTCAGGTCAGCGCCCGAGGTGCCGCACTCGCCGTCCGCGACGTCGTCGGCGCCGGTGCCGGTCGCGCGGATGCGGAAGTAGCCCGCGGTCCCCGTCGCGTCGGCGCTGGTATCTTCCCAAGTGCCCGACTTCGACTTGCTGCCGCCCGAAGCCGCTGCGAGCCAGTCGGACGGAAGGTTGAGCGTAGCCAGCACCGTGCCACTGTCTGCCGTGCCGCAATCAGCCGGGGCGGCGCCGCTGCGGATTTTCAGGATCGCACTCGCGCCGATGGCGGTTTCGATGGCGTCGAGTGCCGCGTTGCGGGCGGTCGTGGAAAATTGGAAGGCCATGCTCAATACCCCTGTTAAATCGCCACCCCGGCCTCGACGATATGGACCGACAGAACGCTGGTGGATTTGGCCATGCCCAGCACAACCGGATAATCGCCCGCGGCGACGTCCGCGACCGGGCAAATCCCGCCAGCATTGCCGGACAGGTAATAAGCCACGCCCGCCGTCAACACCGCGCCAAGCGTGATATCGCCGCCGGTCAGCACCATCAGCGGCTGACCCGAGGACGCGCCGTTCAGCGCAATGCCGACGGGCGAGCGCACGGCAGCCGTGGCACTGTCCGTGTCGGCCAGCTTGTAGGTCTTGGTCGTGTCGTCGAAATAGACGACCTGCCCGGCGGTGATCGTCGCCCCGGCAGTGCCCAGGTTGGTTGTCGCATTGCTCCCGGCCAGCACGTTCGCGGCGGTGAGGGTAAGGTCGGCCATTGTCTTGTTCCCTTATGGTAAGGGCCGCTCCGCCCGTGAGCAGAGCGGCCCCGTTGGTCCCCCCGTTTGACGAAACGGGTTATTCGGTCTCGGGCTTGGCCTTGGGCTTTTCAGCCTTCACCGGCTCAAACCATTCGGCGGCAAAATCGTCCGCCTCGATCACTTCACCCGGTTCCGCCTGAACCAGCGCGCCCTTGAGGTATGCGCCGCGCGGGCCGGTGCTGATGTTGCAAACCTGCGCCATAATCATGCAGCCTTTCGTGCAAATTCGCCGTGATACTTCGCCTCTCCAGCCCTCCGGGCTGCAATGGCATCTTGCTTTTCATCAAACTGGCCGAGATGGACGACTTTGCCATCGGCTTTGATCCGGGCGAGCCACTGGCCGCGCGAGGCGACCCATGAGACGCCCTTGGTCCCACTGACGTTCTTCTTGGACACGCCAAGATTGTAGTTGTTCTGTCGGCGGGTCACGCTGCGCAGGTTGTCCCAGCGATTGTCAGCGCGGTCGCCGTTGACGTGATCGACTTCCATCCCCTTTGGCGGGACAGCGCCGGTCATAAACAGGAACGCCAATCGGTGGGCGCGCCAGAGCCGAGCATTGAAGTTGATGATGATGTAACCGTCCTTGTGGACAGTCCCCGCCACCTTGCCCGGATAGGTTCCTCCACCGTATCCGTTGCGCTTGACCTTCCATCGGAAGAGGCCAGTCTCTGGCTCATAGTCTACCAAAGACATGGCCCTTTCCCGGAAATCGAGCATCGTCTCACCGCTCATCACGCAACCCCCGAACTAAAATGAATCCCGGTACACGATGGCCTTGGGAAGCCGCACTTCGCAGCCGCCGACGTTCATGATGCCCGCAACCTCATAGACGAGGCTCGACTTCTGGAACGGCGAGAGGAACTGGTGCGGTCCGGGCAGGTGGAAGCGGAGAACCTGCGGGTTGTTCTCGTAGGCCACCATGCGGGTCGAGGTGCTGGTGCCAGCGGTCTCAAGCTCGCGGCTCTTGAGGATGCGCAGGCCCGGGCCAGCCGCGTTGTTCGCCAGCAGGAACGACAGGATCGTCGCGCCGCCATCGCCCAGCGGGGTCGTGGCAATGTAGTTGTAGGAGGTGATCGGCAGAACCAGCGTATCGGCAATGTGCGCGCCGTTGGTGCCGGTTTCGACCGCGCCCAGCGCGGCGTTGATGTCGCGCAGGATCTGTGCCGGGGTCTTGGCCGACCACAGGCGCGACGAGCTGGTGCCGTCATTCGCAACCTGCGCAGCCGAGGCCGATCCGTTGTTGACGAAGCCGGTCCAGCCCTTTTCCGCCACGCCAGCGGGGTTTTTGCCGGTCATCGCAAGGCCGTAGATGAAACGGTCGGCGGCCTGCACGGCAGCCTGCGCCTTGTCGCTGGCCAGCGCACGGCCCAGCTTGGCGGCGCGCTGCAGCTCCTGCGTATTCCACTCGTAGCCGATCCCGGCGAGGTGGAAGTTGCGGGTGGCCTGGCTCATCTGCGTCGAGGCGTAGGGCACGTCGAACGCGCCGCCCGCGAGGAACTGCGCCTGGCCCACATTGTCCATCGAGTAGACCAGCGTGCCGACGTCCCACATATCGCCCGACGAATCGACCGACATGAACGGGCTGATGTCGAAGCTGGGATACTTCGTCATATAGACTTCGGCTTCGATGCGGTGCAGCTGCGGCGTCAGGAAGGCATAACCCACCTGAGCGTCCGAGAAGAACGCGTCGAGCTTGTCGGCGAAGGTCGCGGCGGTGCGGGCGTTGTCCGCCGCCCAGGTCGCGATGACGTGCTTCTTGAGGTCCGCGTCCGCCGCCATGAACATGACGGGATCGTGAATGCGGCCAGTCGCGGCGTCGTAGATGTTGGAGATGGCGTTCATGTCAGGCGCGCCCCCTTAGCGCTTCACAATGCGGCACAGGCCGTCAGTCACGGTTTCGTCCGCGATCCAGCCGGTCGCGATGTGAGTGGCATCGGCAGCGGTCGCGCCGACCAGATCGGCAGCGCCGCCCCCGGTGCCCACGGTCAGCGCAGCGCCATCGGTGACAGCGCCCTTGACCGCGACATAGATCGCGCCCGAGGTCAGAATGGCCGCGCTGTCATACTGAGCGTATTCGTCGGCATCGGCGGTGGCGGTGTAGCCCTGCGCCGAGGTGGCGATGGACCAGCCGAGGAAGGTGGCGAGAGTGCCGACCGTGGCGGTGCAGCCATGATCGCCCGAGCCGCGATAGACCGGCAGGCCGAAGCCGATGCCCGCAGAATCCTCGTTCGTGCGGGTGATGCGGTTGGACGTCTCGCCGTTGGCGATCATGCCCGCGTAGCCGCTGGCCAGCGTGGTGGCATAGGTGGTCTGAAGTTCAGCCATGGGTCAGCTCCTTAGGCGTAGCGAGCCGCGCGAATGGCGGCGACGACGGAGGCTCCGTCAGTGGCGGTGACCGGCGATGCCGGGGCGATGTTCTGGACAGTCTCAACCGGCTTGGCGTCCACAGTCAGCACGGCGAAGGCGCCGGTGATCGCGGCGTCGTCCATGGCCTTGGCGGCATCGCCCAGCTTGGCCTCGACCACGGCGCGGCGCAGGTCCGCGTCGGTCTTGCCGTCGGTGGCGATGGTCGGGGCGATGGCCTTGACCTTGCCGATCAGCGCGGCGCGGTCGGCGACCATGGCGTCGAGTTTGGCCGGATCGAGCGCGGCCTTGGCGTCGGCCAGCTGGCTTTCCAGCGCGGTCTTTTCGCCGGTCAGGGTGCTGACCTTGGCCTTGGCGTCGGCGAGTTCCTTGGCCGAGGCGGCCACCTTGTCCTGCAGCTTGTTGATTGCCGCCTCCGCTTCATCGGAGACGTTCGGGACCTTAAGCCCGTCGATCGTCATGGTCTTCATGGGGTAGTCTCCAATGGAGTTGAGGCGGTCGAGAAGATCCGCCGGGAGCGCGTCACAGGCGGCCCAGCGGCTGTCTGAAACGCGGCAATCAGGGCCGGCGCGGCCTTGATCTACCAGGGCAACATGGTTGCCACGGATGTTGCGCTGCACGGCCTGGTAGGCCACGCCATCGGGCGTCACCCCGTCCTCGATGGACAGGTCGCAAGAATAACCGTTTGAGAGTTCGCGCTTGCCAGCATCGACCGCCGCGATGGTGTCGGCGTCCATGAATGCGAGGTCGAAGCCCACATAGTCGCCATCCTTGACCGCGCCGAAAATGCTACCGCGCGCATGATCGCGCCAATTCGCAGCGGTCACAGCGGTGGTCGGGTGGTCGTTCGTGATCGGCTTGCCAACGAAGCTGGCGAGGCTGGCCTTGTCGAACACTTCGTCAGCTGGCCGGTAGACCTTGACTACATCGTTTGGCTTGAACTTGGTGCCGCGCGGGTCAACCTCGATCCCGAGGTAGTCATAGACGCCAGAACGCGCGGCGCGGGCGCGCACTTTCAGGAAGCCGTCAATGCTGCGGCCCTTGTCGATGATCGAGATGCGGTCAGTGAGTTGCACCATGACCGGCACGAATATGCGGTCATGGTAGGGTTAATTACCGCCGTCAGGTGCGGGTTAAGCTGGTCATTCTGGGCGGCTTGTATACAGCATCTTTGGCGGACCAGCCTTTTCGCAACCGCGCATAAATGCGCATTGGGTTTATGCCCAACTCTTCAGCCCAAGCTATGACGGTCTGGCTCTTTCCATCAATTTCCAAGAACACATTGCTTCGCCGATTGTTGCACTGCTCTTTCAGAGTGGCCCACCTGCAATTTTCAGGTGAGTAAGGGCCATCCACATCAATGCGTTCAATAGAACATCCATCCGGCCTGCGCCCCATGTCGCGTAGGAAGTTTTCGTAACCATGTTCCCCGCGCCATCGGTCACAGACATAGATGCCCCTGCCGCCATATCTGCTGTAGCCATGCTGCTTTGGATTATGGCACCTCTGGTTCATGCCATTCCAAGTCATGTATTCAGGCGTTGGTTTGCGGTTCCTGGTATCTCCATGCTTGGCCCTAGCCGCAGCTGCATCGCTCAGAAGCTCTCTTTGCAAGCACCCGCACGAATTGGCATAACCATTTTTCAAGTCCCCAGCCCGGACGGCTTTTTCAGTCCCACAGTCGCACCTGACCATAGCGCATCGCGCCTCGAACCCGCTGGATGAAACCTTGCTGGGAGCGTCGCCAATTACGGTAAGGCGTCCAAAACGGGTGACGCCGTTGAGAATCTTGGATAGAGGCTTTCGATAGCCCATGATCGCGGTCCTTTCGCGGTTATCGGTCAGGCCCATCGCGGTGTTACCAGCACCCGTTGGGCCGCAGTTTTCCTAGCAGAATCAGAACTCGCCGTCGAGTGTCAAACATGCTCTGGCCGTGCATCCGCAGAACGGTGCGTCGGAGGGTTCGTCCCCGCTGGGCTCGCCATATTTGAACCGCTGGCCATTGCGGGCGCGGTGTTCTTCACGGGGATGCAGTTTCCCGGAATGCACCCATTCGTAATATTCCAGTCCAGC